GGCACAGATTTACAATCATCGACTTTTATATCTTCTGATGCTTCGATGAAGGTTGTTAATCCTGAAGTTGCTGTTGAAGAAACTCCTGGATCATTTGCTAGAGTCACAGTTGACTCATTTGTTGTTGCTGTTGTTTGTGCTTGTGTTCTCGGGACACTGCGTTTGGCGAACGAACCTAGGCAGTATTGTCAAGCTCACGTTTTATAACGCTGTCTCCGATATCTCCCCCATACTAATAAAAGTATTGTGAGTGGGGGCCTTACGTATTAAGACAGAGAGTTCGCAGGCCGAAGCGTGCTTAAATGTTTCTCAGACATTTATTTGTGCGCCAGTGAGTGTAGGCGCTCTGGGTGTTTACCGATTTGTAATACGATAGTAAATTTCGAGCTGATACTCCTCGTAGGTCATAGTTATGACTTCTGTTGGGAGGAGTGCTCGAAGATAAATGTTCATCTGTGTTACATATTTTTCGAAAGTTTCTTTATCGTGACGTGCTAATTCTGAAGCAGCCACCTTGCAATTAATTGCAAACTGTTCGAGTATGGTTGATGATGATGAGCGTCGAACCCATTGTATCATCGATTCTATTGAACTCATGTTGAGCGGGCATATCATTAACGCCTTTTGTTCAAAGCGTCTAGCCAAAAATTTAATCTGAGTAAGGTGAGATGTTTCTGAATTCTCTCCTTTATCAGGATTTGTTCGTGTATGGTTAAACATGATTTTTGCCGCTTTCCAAATTTGTTCTCGTGTAATTAAGCTTTTCAATATGGCTAATGTAAGGTCGTCTCCGAAGGTCCATTGGGAGGCCACTTGATTGAAAGGTTTCTTAACTATTATTCGTATTATACAGCGATTGATTGCTGCATTACAAATAGAATTTAGAATTGACGTCAGTATAGAACCTGACGGTTGGAATTTTGAAAAAACTACAATTTCTTCTATTACTATCATTACGTTGAAATTTGCCGTAACGATAACATATATAAGAATGTCATGCCGAAGCACAACTTTGTAGTCACCGATTTCTATTGTTACTTCTTTGCCCTCCAGGCGGAAAAAGTGAACATATTCCTCTGGAAATGTTTCGGTGAATTCGTGTACTATGAAATTTTGGTCCCATTTCTTTGTGTCATCATCGCATATATCATGCGAAATTGCTGACAGTTTTCTATAGATCATTTCCCAGTCTAGTGAGTATGGATTGCATCCAACTGCTATATCTGAGGATGACCAATTTGATTCTAATTCAGTAATAAAATTACCAAGAATCATTAATGTGATCAGCATAAGTGCGAAGTTGCCCATGTAAAATGCGCGGGTTTTTCCTTCTAACGCTTTTGCTTTATCTAGTATTTCGTCTTTGAGGCATAGGAGTGACCAGTTAGCTGGTATTTTTCCTTGTTTTACCTCAGAGAACCAAAGACATATTAA